GGCTGATCAGGGTTTCGAGCAGGGCATCGTAAAGCATCTTCTCGCGGGCCAGGGCGCGGCTCTTGGCCGACAGTGCCTTGTCCTCGAACGCCTTGAGCTCTGGGGTGATGAAGCGCTCCGCACCCTTGAGGGTCTGGCGGCGAATGTAGTCGCCCGGGGCTTGTTCGGCCTGCTTGGTCGGCAGCTCGATGAAGTAGCCATGCACGCGGTTGTAGCCGACCTTGAGATTGGCCAGGCCGGTACGGGCTTTTTCACGGGCTTCCAGGTCGATCAGGAACTGGCCAGCGTTCTCGCTGATCGCCAGCAACTCGTCCAGCTCATTGTCGTAGCCGGCCTTGAGCACGCCGCCGTCACGGATTACCGCGGGCGGGTTGTCGATGATCGCCCGCTCCAGCAGGCTGGCCAGCTCTGGGTAGGTGCCGGTAATGGCGGCCAGGCGTGCCAGGTGCGGGGCTTCCAGCTCGGCCATGGCGTTTTGCAGCTCGGGCAGGGCGCCGAGGGCATCACGCAGGCGTGCGAGGTCGCGTGGGCGGGCATTGCGCAGGCCGATACGGGCGAGGATCCGCTCGATATCGCCAATTTCCTTGAGCTGCGGCTGCAGTTTTTCGAAACGGTAGCCGTCGAGCAGGCAACGGATCGAATCCTGGCGCGCCTGCAGGACCTTGAGGTCACGCAGTGGGCGGTTCAGCCAGCGGGTCAGCAAGCGGCTGGCCATGGCGGTCTGGCAGCGGTCGATCACCGACTGCAGGGTATTGTCGCGCCCGCCCGCCAGGTTGACGTCCAGCTCCAGGTTGCGGCGGCTGGCGCCATCCAGGATGACCGTGTCGTCCAGGCGCTCGTGGCGCAGGCTGCGCAGGTGCGGCAGGGCGGTGCGCTGGGTTTCCTTGGCGTAGGTCAGCAGGCAACCGGCGGCGCCGATGGCCAGGGTCAGCTTGTCGCAGCCAAAGCCTTTGAGGTCCTTGGTCGCGAATTGCTGGCACAGGGCCTTGCGCGCCGAATCGCGGTCGAAGTCCCACTGGGCGCGGCGGCGCGCACCAGGGCGTTTTTCGGCCGGCAGGTCGCGTGGCCAGTCGTCGGGGATCAGCAGTTCGACCGGGTTGAGGCGGTCGAGCTCGGCCAGCAGGTTTTCCCAGCCTTTGATCTCTTGCACGCCGAAGTTGCCACTGGTGATGTCCAGCACCGCCAGGCCAAACAGGCGTTCATCGCCCAGCAGCGCGGCAATCAGGTTGTCGCGGCGCTCGTCGAGCAGTGCTTCGTCGCTGACCGTGCCGGGGGTGATGATGCGCACCACCTGGCGCTCTACCGGGCCCTTGCTGGTTGCCGGGTCGCCAATCTGTTCGCAGATCACCACCGATTCGCCGAGCTTGACCAGTTTGGCCAGGTAGCCTTCCAGCGAATGGAACGGAATGCCGCACATGGGGATGGACTGGCCGGCCGACTGGCCGCGCGCGGTCAGGGTGATATCCAGCAGTTTTGCGGCTTTCTTCGCATCTTCGTAGAAGATCTCGTAGAAATCGCCCATGCGGTAGAACATCAGCTGGTCCGGGTGCTGGTTTTTCAGCTTCCAGTACTGCTGCATCATCGGGGTGTGTGCGGAGAGATCAGAAATTGCTTTATTCATCAAGTGTTTGGAGCGCTTTCTAGGAGCCGTGGGGCAATTTTGGGGCATTGGGCTGATAGCTTTTCAGCGTTCATGTCCAAGCAGAAATAGGATGGTGGCAAGGTTATCACGTCAGCTCTATGGCCAACACGCTATGAGTCAATGCATTTTCTGGGAACCCATGTGCTGCTTTCTGAGCAAGCAGTTGTCCTCTCTCTCATGGTGAGGTTGTGAAGGGCGTCGTTCCTGTGAGCGAATTTCTAGGGGGAGGGGGGGAATCGGATTTGAGAGCGCGGAGTCCAGAGCAGCGACTGTCGCAATCTAGCCGTCGATTGGATGGCGAATGCTGAAGCACCCTGGTGCTCTTGACTGGGAGATGTCACAAGGTGTAGTCGGTGGATGTAAAAGGCATACTGATGATGCTATATTAAATAGGTATAAATATTTTCAGCTTGTAGCAATGAGCTACCGGTTGAACGAGGGATGCCAATTGAATCGTCTTGAAAAAGTGTGTTTGTTTAACTCGCCTTGTGAAGGGAGGGAAATAACTATCTCTCTTGATCCGGGGCGTAATATCCTTGTGCTGACAGGTTTTAATGGTGTAGGCAAGTCCCGAGTACTCTCCGCTATTTTGGAGTCGTTGTCTTTAGTTAATGGCATAGATTATTCGGACTGGTCTGAAGACTGGATCATAAAGCTTGATTTCGAGGGTGGATATACATTTCACGGCATGAAATTTGACACCCTTGGAACAGTCAAGAAAAAGGATTGGGAAAGCTCTATTAGGCAGCTTTTAATTAATCCGAAGCCATTGCCAGAAATGTTTGCCTCTATGGCGAAAGCCATTGTTGAAACAAAGATGCGAGAAGGATTTGCTTCCAAGAGCGGGGATGATGAGGATCAAGTTTATTGCGCGATGCAGTTAAACAGAAGTCCCGAGGAGGCGCCGGAGTTTGTCAAGAGCTTGAGGGTTGTTGGCTTCATTAGCGATAGAGTGGTTTTCGGCTACGAAAGGTCATCTGAGAGTGCTGTCTTTGCAAAGAAAGAACTCGAAGGTGATCTTGATAAAACTCTTTATGTGTTGATTAATGAGTTTATTTCCAGTCAGCTGGTCAGGCAGGATCTCGGTGATGAGATTGATAAGTACATTGATGAGTTTCTGAAAAAGCAAGGGGCAGAAGCAGACACTGCTGATAATGAGCTTATGGTTCAGACTAGGCAGTACGTGATGTCGAAAATAAAAGCGCGGGACATTTTCATTACAGATGAAAAGCGCTTTGCTGATCACCCTATGTTTGTAGGAATTAACAAGATATTTGCATTGACATCCCGAAAACTTGTTTGGCGGGATAAGAGTCTTGGTGTTGAGCTTCAAGCGGGGAAGTTCGTGAAGTGGTCTTCGCTTTCTCGGGGGGAGAAAACCCTACTAGCTTTGTTTTTGATAGTTTTTCTCAATAGAGATGGCGCGTTGTTTGTTTTGGATGAGCCCGATTTGTCACTGCACATGGAATGGCAGAAAATGCTTCTTCCTGGTTTGATAGACTTGGCTCCGAATTGCCAGTTTATCGTTGCAACTCATTCACCATTCTTGGTCATGAATACTGATCAGGAAAAGGTTGTGAATATGGCTAGATTGGTTGCGCAGGGCGGTTGATATGTTTATTCAAAGCGAGTTTGGATTTGTTTTGGATTCATCAGATATTGCTAAAGCTAAATTTTTCAACATTGACGGCTCAGAGACGGCGGTTGTCATGGTCTATGTCGAATCGCGAGATGACAAGCGGTTCTGGAATGCCTGTCTTCCCAAGCTGGCAAATGTGCGGTTCGATGTCAAGTTTTCTGAAGAGCACAATGCGAGTGATGGTAAAAAAGCAAATGGATGTAAAAGACTTATAGCGCTCAAAGAGTTGGGTGACTTTAAGCTTGGTCCAAACTTAATATTTTGTTTGGACGGCGACGATGGGTATCTTCGGGGGCTAGCTCTTCCTGTGCAGGAGAAATTCTCCCAGTATATTTACTATACCAATATATACTCCATTGAGAACGCGTTTCTTCATGGTGATTTGGTTGACGTTATTTTTGAGTCCGTTGCGGCTTGTACCAAGGAAGATGTTGCATGTCCTCCATCGGCTTTTCTTTCCTCAGTTAGCGCGATAATACATAGCTCTCTCCTACTGCTTTCATTTTGTAATGCTATTTTGGGTGTGCAAAAGGTACAGGCCTGGAAGTCGGAGTTTTATGGCGCATTATCTTCGATTGGTGGGTACAACTTAGGTCATGAGACACCCCTTGCGGATGTTCTTTTTGGCTTTCGGCAGCGTATAAATATTGTAAGTCATAACTTGCTTCAGATGGTGTATGATGAAGGTCTAGAGTTGGAGTTTTCTGACTTTTTAGAGGTGGCGCGTGAGAAGAGCGTTTGTCCGGAAAGCGCATATCTATTTGTCCGGGGTCATGATGTTTATGATATGTTTGTAAGGGTCGTTGATGCCGCCAGTCACGATAAGCGTCGTATCGAGATAGATAGAGTTAAGGGGGTTCACACAGGGAGTGGGAAAGCTATAAAGCATGCTGTGAATGCAGTACATAACGAGTGGGGTTCGTTTGGTTTTGCATTGCGATACGCGTTCTACGCATCCTCTCCAAAGGTTCCTTTCTTTGAGGATACACTTGCTCGGTTGAGATCTGATTACGCACATATCTAGTATGTTTTTATTGGGTTGGGAGTCAAGCAGCGAATTTTTCAAATTCGCTGTTGCTGATTTTATAGCTGAGTTCTCAGTCTTCGCAGCATACTCCATATACGCTCAAGTTCAGCGGGTGACTCGTCGTCCATCCACTTTGCATACACCTCTACCAGCATCGTGAAATCCTTGTGACCCATCTGCTTGGCAATAAAGGCTAGATTGCCACGCGCCGTAAGACACCAACATGCGTAAGTGTGACGCGTTTGGTAAGGCCGGCGAGATCTGATACCGGCTCTACGCTGGATGGTTGCCCATTTGGTGTTCCAGGCGGTGGACACAAACCATTCGTTGATGCCCCGCTTTCTCGCTTGAGTGCTCGGTGATAGGAGGGGGGTTACAGACTCCTCTCTCCACTCGTGTCGGTTCAAATATACGTCGATAGTCCGCTTCGGGTGGGCAGCAACCATTTCGATCAGAGCGCGACAAGCGTTTAGAGCAGGCTCCATCAGAAGCACCGTTCGTGGCTTACCTGTCTTTGGGGTCTTAAATGTGCCATTCGCGGTGATCGCCCTGGTGACCTCGATTTTGCCGGCCTTAAGGTCGATGTCTTCAACCGCTAGTGCACAGAGTTCACCTGGTCGCAGTCCGGTATACACCGCCAGTGTGATAGCGGCCGTGTCCTGGGGGTGTAGGCACCCCTTCGAGATGAGTAGGTCGAACTCGTCATGGGTGAGCGGGTCTGGTTCCTTCTCGCTCATTGCGAAGCGGGTGCAGGCGGCGGCGAGGCCGGTGATGCAGTACTTGTTGCTTTCGCACCAGGTTAGGAAACCGGCGAAAGTGGCGAGGTAGTGGTTGGCGGTCGAGGGGGCTCTGGTTTCAATCAGGCGTGCTCGAAGAACGTGGATGTCTTCAGGCAGCAGGACGCCGGCCAGTCGGTCCTCGCCCACCAGGTCAACGCAAATATCGATGGCATACGAGTACTTCTCCTCAGTCATAGGAGTGATGTCGATGGCCTTCAACGGCTTGTATCGCTCTGCTAGGGCAGCCAGGCGTTCGTCCTTTGCATTGCTGTAGTTAGCTGCGTGCTTCGAGTTTGGGAAGTGACGCCCGTATTCGAAAGTGCCGATTTTTATCTCGTGAAGAATCGCCGCCCTGAGAAGAGCGGCGTGTTTGATGTTGGCTTTGGTTACCGGTAGGCCGAGAGACTCGCGGCAGCGGATGCGGCGCCACATGAAAACAACCCGTAAGTTGCCCCCGTGAATCTCGATACCGGTGTGCTTAGCCAGTTCGGCCTCTAGGCCACTTGTGATGCGCTCTCGGCCCACTTGTCATACTCTGCAATGTTGATGGTGATGCGGCCATCAGGGGCCTTTCGCCAGATCCGGCCCTGCGCCCAGGTTCCATTCTTCACTTTGTGGCGAATGGCATCCTCGGAGTAGCCGGTAAGCTCGGCGGCTCGGTTGATCAGTACCCAGCGAGGTGTGCTCATGCGGTCACCTCACGTGCATGCTTGCGATCCAAGCGGGCGATTTCCGCTAAAATCAGTTCGCCGGCTCTGACGAGCATTTGTCTTTGATTAGTTGGCTTCCACTGTTCGGGCTGCCATGGCCAAGATGGCGGGATGGTAGTTACCTCGTAATGCTCCATGTTGCAGGTGTAAGCCCAAAACGCATATGCACCGGCAGCGTCGGCTAGCTGGCCTCGGGTGTACTGGTCATCCCGCTCTGCTGTGTATCCATTGCCGTCTATCTGGCGCAGCCGTTCCTCGAGAACGCGCAGAGCTGCTGTGTGGGCGTTGTTGATGTCGGGCGTACCGCCCTCCGCGATTATCAGGCGGTGGCGCTCAATCTCTGCGATCAAGCCCAACACTGTCGCGTGCGGTAGTGCTGTACCGTAGTCATTCAGGGCTACGGAGTCGTATTGATTAGCGGCAGCAGCAGTGGCGAGTGCCTTCAGTCTGATGATGTCGATTGTCATGCCGTAGCCCTCCGGCTGATGATGAACCCAGCTGCTTGGCGGACCTTGGAGCACCGGTTGTGGTTGCCCTTGACGCGGGCGTTGCCGCAGATGTCGCAGATGAACGACATGGCTGGGCGGAACATCGGTTGCATACCCTTGCGGGTGCGAGTGGCTGGGGTGTAGGTCGATGTGTCGATCACAGCGAATACCTCTCATGGACTCGGCGAGTGTTCGGGCTGAGGGCCAGTTGCTCAAGGTTTGTGGAGCTGTTAGCGGTCGGTAACGTGCCGTTCGCAGGGCTGCCAGCGGTGGTGTTGTGATGCAGCTCGACGAGGGCGACGATCAGCGCCACTGCGAGCGCGAGGCTGATCAACTGCCAGGTGCGTGTTGATTTATCCATGTTGGCGGCCCTCGTTGAGCTGGCTGAGAACCTGTTTCCTGGCCAGCTCAAACAGTTCGTTGGCGGATACCGGCGCGACGGATTGCTCGAAGTTGCGCACGGCGTCAAACCGATTGCGGTACAGCCCGGCCTGGCCGAGCCAAGCGGCGGCGTGATGCTCGGCGTTTGACACTGGGCAGTCGCGAGCTTCTGGGACGGTGCCTTGGTGATTACGTCTGCACTTCCTGCAGTGATACAGGCCGCCGTCGTCGCCCTCGCTCATGTACCAGTCATGGCGGTGCGTGCTCATGCGGCCTCCCGCTGGTACAGATCGATCAGATCTTTGGCGTTGGCGGCGATAAGATCTTCCGCCTCGTCAGGGCAGACGCTGTTGCCAATCAATCGGATCTGGTTGGTGTTGCTGATGGCGCGCCACTCCAGCTCACCTGTGCGCTGGTTCTCGAATAGCCCGCGATCGAGGATGTAGTCAGGGCTGAAGCCCTGAGCGAGCTTCAACTCTGGCGCCTTCAGCATGCGCAGGGTGAAGTCGACCAGCGCGTAGTCGCCCAGCAGCACCAGGTCGGCCGGCTCAGGGAAGTGCTCGGGCAGATAGGTGTGCAGGAAGCGGGCGCACTGGCGCGCTTTCTTCATCAGTTCCGGTGGCAGGACTGCGGCAGGCACTTGGACGATGCTGACCAGGGCCATGCGCTCCTTCGTGGGTAGCGTGTGCATCGGTTCGCGCATGCCTTGCCACTGGCCGCCGGTGCCGTAGTACTTCACCAGGTAGGCGCTGGCCAGTCTCTGTTTGGTGCCGCGTCCGAGGGTGGTGCTCAGGGGAGAGCATGCCGCTCGACCATCACCGGTGTAGAACCCGCCGTTTGCTTGTTCAAAGTGGCACGCAGCAATCGCATGATGCCCGCTGCCTGTGGTTAATGCGTTGACCGGTTTGGTCATGCTCGTGCCAGTGCTTCCTTTGCGCAGGGTAACCATCGTGGCGGTGGCCATGGCCTGTTCGCCTCGGTTGGCTCCGGTTATGGTGCGTGTTGACTCGGTCAGGGGATATCCCGAACGGTCGCCGTGGTGCGTCAGGTGTGTGAGGTGGGCGGCTGCCAGCGCGAAGTGGCCGCCTTTCACTTGCGCTACTTGGGTGCGCAGAGGCTCGACCGCACTGAACGTCCTTTGGGTGCTTGCGTTGGCAAACTCGGTAAGGCTTGCGGCGGCCAGCTGTTGTTCGTTCATTGGAATCACGAAAGGCTGCTCGGCCATCACGGTGTGCCGCCAAAAGCCCTTGGCCACGCGGCGGCAGGTGTTGTCCACCAATGGACGCTTGCGGCCAAACAAGCTCTTGCCAAGGTCGTTGAAGTCGATACATTCGGCGGCTGTGCGCCACGGCAGTTGGCCTGCCTTCGGCTTTTCGTGCCGCTTGGGCTTCGTCCAGACGATAGGGCGGCCATCGGTGCGGCCGATTAGGAATAGGCGCTTGCGGATGGTCGGCGATCCGGCGTTGGATGCCCGGCGCTCACGCCACTCCACATTGCAGCCCAGGCCGCGCACAAGTGCGTCCATCGGTACCCACAGCCCGATGCACTCCATGATCTCGCCCATGTCGGGGTGATCTGCAGCCAAGCCGGTGGTGAGGCAAGAGACGAATGCCTTGAAGGTGCGACCCATCTCTGCCTTGATCGGCTTGCCTGCGTCGTCCAGCGGCCCCCAGGCTTGGAACTCTTCGACGTTTTCCATGAGGAACAGGCGTGGCCTGGTAGCGAAGACCCAACGGACCACGACCCATGGCAGGGAGCGAACGCTCTTGCTGCGTGGGGCTCCACCTTTGGCCTTGGAGAAGTGTCGGCAGTCCGGAGATGCCCACAAGATGCCCACGGGCTGGCCGCCAGTGGCTTCAAGTGGGTCGACCTCGTAGATGTCGCAGATGTAGTGGCGGGTGTTGCGGTGGTTCGCGCGGTGCACTGCGATTGCGATGGGGTTGTGGTTGATGGCAATGTCAGGGGCACGGTACACGCGGGCGCCGCCGCTGCTTGCTCCGCCGGCACCTGCGAACAGGTCCACGTACAGTTCGCGCTGGAAGGGCAGGGCTTGCTGCTGCGCACCCTGGATAATGATCTGACGGGCGGCCGTCATGCTGCAGCCCCTGCTTTGGCGGCGCTGGCCGGAGTGCTGCGCAGCTGGGCATGGATCCGTTTGGCCAGCTCGTCAATGACGTCAGCCTGGGCACCTGCTCGCGTTGCCTTGGCTTCGGTTCTCAGGGCTTTGAAGGTGCGCTGAGCCAGGCGCATCGTGGACGAAGCGTTGATCAAGTTCTCGTAGTCAGCCTTAGTCACCGGGAGGCCGGTGTACGACATGATTCGGGCTTCAAGTTCGCTGATAATTGCCTTGAGCGCAGCAATGCTGGCCTCGCGCGCGGCAAGCTGCACATTGCCGGTTTGCTGAGTACGCAGCAGCTCTGCGCGTAGATCGTCCAGGGCCTGTTTGGCTTCCTTGAGCTGAAGGCTCAAGGTCTGGTCGTGGAAGGTTTTGCCGGCCTCGAAGCCTCGGGCATAAGCAAGTCGGCGTGCCTTAGCGATCAGGAAAGGAAGGATGATCAGGGTGACCATCCAGCCGATGCCAGCGGCGAGTGCATACTGATGAGGTTGCATGTGCTGTGCTCCTTCGTGGCCCGCCACCTTGCGGGGTGAGAGTCGGTGGCGGGCAGTGTGCCCCTGTTGGCCGGGGCCGCCTGGTTCAAGCGGATTGAGTAGTGCGCTCTGCCTGGCGATCCAGATATGCGGCCAGGTTCTGCAGGTAAACCACGTGCTGGGCCTTCGCCGAGTTGTGTAACTTGCTCAGTTGCAGATCGATCTGGCCCTTGTTGATGAGCTCCCTGAGTCGTCGGTCTGTACCGATGTGAGCGAAATAGCGCTCCCTCACGGCGGACAGCGTCGGGCAAGGGGTGGCGAACTCACTGCGCAGTTGTTCCAGCGTGCTCATGCGCATTTCCCGAGGCCTTCGGGGCCGTGCTGAAGCTTTCCGCGCACTGCTGCAGCGAGGTGTTCTTTGCAGGCACCCGTGACGGCGACACAAACATCCCCTTGCTCGTTGGTCACTACGGCGCCAAGGGGCAGTTCGCGGTTGACCGTGGCGATGACATAGGCGGTTTGGCCGGTTAGGAGCACTTCTTCCACACTGACCTGCGCCTCCAAGAGTGCGAGTGCTTCTTCCGACTGGGCGCCAGAGTCAGCTCGGCCATTGGCCAGGTCCTGCAGAAAGTCCCGCAATGATTGGCACTTGGTCGAAAGTGCGCGAGGAAGGCTCAGGCTGCTGAGGAGCGGCCCAAGGGTCACCTTGATGCGGTGGTGAGTAGTGTCGTTCTCGATCTCAAGCTGAGCGTCAAGCGACACTTCCGGGCGCTGCAGTTTGCAGGTCACTGAGCCGCCTTTGTCCAGGGTGCTCTGCAGCAGCATGATCTGGCGGAGAGGTATCTGGAACTCGCTCATGCTGCACCTACGGTGGCCGCTACTGCGTGGGCCTTACCATCCTGGGTGACGACCAACTGCAAGCCGGTGCTGCGCTGGAATGCCTGAATCTTTGCAAGGCTGCTGCAGGCGGTGGGGTGGATCAGGACCGTGACCGATCCTTTGTGCTGTGCTGATTTCATTCTTCCGTGTCCTTGATGTGAGAGAGGGGGCACGGGGATGAAATTAGCAAAGGCTAATTAATTGATCAATAGCAAATGCTAAATTATCAGGATGTGGCTACGCCCCAGCAAATGCCGGTAGGGCGCAGCACGGGAGTTCGTTAGAGCTTCTTCGCGTTCCAGGCCAGCAGGACGCGGGCTTGGATATGCATGCGCTCGATCATCGACTCATCGATGGTAATCGGTGGGTAGATGGGGTTGTCGGAGATCATTCGCAACTGGCCTCCGGTAAGGCGCTGAAGGCGTTTGATGTAGAGATCGCCCTCGAGGGTGAAGACGTATATCGCGTCTGTTTTCACCTCGGAAATCCCACGATCCACAAGCAGAGCATCGCCGTCGGCGAACGTGCCAGACATGCTGTCGCCATCTCCTGTGATGATGGCCAAGTTGTCGACATTCGAGAAGCTCAGGCCCTGCATCCTGAGCCAGTCGAGGTGAACCGTCATGTCGCGGATGACTTCAATGTGCATACCTGGGGCTGCCTTGCCATGCCCCATAGACGCCGCGATATCGAGGTGCGGAATCAGCACGAAGTTCTTGTCCTTTGCCGCCCTGGTGGGCAGGCGAACCACGTTGTCTGGGGCTGCGGTGGATGGCTCCTCGGAGGGAGGAGATGTCAGCGTCCCTGCCGCGAGCCCAATCTTGAGCTCCAGATTTAGCGCAGCCTTTTCCCCCAGCTTGCGATGGCCGTTGAGCAGTTGTGACAGGTACGACGCGTCTAGGTCGTAAGCCTCAGCGAATTCCTTCTGGCTCAGTGCACCCATGATCGTACGGAGGGAGGCGATACGCCTTTCGTTGATATCCATGTGGAGATGATTGCTTTCCGTTAGCAAACAGTAAATTACGACTTGCTATTGCCTTGCGAATTAGCAATTGCTAATCTAGCCGCCAATGGAGGAGTCTATGACGCTTAGCGAGTTTTTGAAGACGATGGACAAGGAAGGGCTCGAGGCTTTCGCGAAACGTTGCGGAACGTCTGTTGGGCAGTTGAAACAAGTCGCCTACGGCAACCGCCGCGCTAGTGCGGGATTGGCTGTTTGCCTGGATCGAGAAACGGAAGGGGCGATTCGTTGTGAAGCGCTGCGACCGGACATTGATTGGGCGTATTTGAGGCAAGCAAAGGAATAAGGTGCTGGACCAGGGACTCTCACCTCCCTGGCCCAGCGACGACGACGCACAGCACAGTACGGTCGTAGCTGTAGGATAGGTCCTACCTCATTCTCTGGCTACACCGTAAACCGAGGATTTACGGTTATGAGTCGCATTGATCTACTGCCGGATGCAGGTCCGGTTCTCGCCTTGCGGCAGGCGCTCTACCGCGCCGGTCGCGACTATCACGGCGGTATCACAAAGCTGGCCTTCGATATGGTCATGGACGTGGATGCCCTGCAGAAGAAACTCCACCCTACCGAAGAGCGCCGCTGGCCAAGCCCGGACGAGATCGAAGAAATCGTCCGCTGGACCGCTGACCCGCGTTTGCTTGATGCCTTGGTCCGTCCGGCCGGTGCTGTCTGGTATCGCCCGGAGCCGGTCCCAGCGACTAATGAAGCGCTGCAGGCAGTAGCCAAGCTCCTTGAAGAGTCCAGTGAGTTCGTCGGTAGCCTGCACGAAGGCGCCGCCGACAATGTCTGGACGGCTGGTGAAGTGGTCGACCTCGAACAGCGCGGGATGGATGTTATCCGTCAGGTGCTGGCAATCATGGCGGGTGCCCGCCAAGCCATGGAGGACGAAGCTCATGGCTGATGTGATCGATGTGGCCAACGACCAAGCCGACTATCACCTGCAGGTAGCCCTTCAACGCCGCATTCGCCCAGTGACGAAGCCGAGTGCGCAGTTCTGTGAAGACTGCGATGAACCAATCCCGGAGGTGCGTCAGCTGCTGGTGGCGGGGTGCGAGACTTGCATCAGCTGCCAGCAGTTGCGGGAGCGTCGGAGATGAGTGATCGCCCATCCTCTACCACAGCTGATTGGGCGCGGCGCTACATTGATGCCTTCGATCTTGCCCTGGTTCCCATTGAACCAGGTGAGAAGGGTCCGAAGGGTGCCGGCTGGAACAAGCCTGGTGGCTATTTCACGGATGCCTCGAAGGCTGAAGCGTTCTGGACTGCGAGCCCGAATCACAACCTTGGTGTTGTGCTCGGGCCGAGTCGTGCCTGCTCGCTCGACGTAGATGACGTTGAGCTGGCCCGGCAGGTCTTGCAGCAGACCCTTGGGCTCGACGTTGACGCGCTCGCTGATGCGTACCCGACCTCAGTAGGCAACCCTGAACGATTCCGCGTGATGTTCCGCGTTCCTGAAGGTGTGGAGCTGACTCGCCACGCCCTGGTGTGGCCGAACAAAAACGACCCCGATGGCACCATCTACAAGGGGCTCATGGCGCAAGTGAAGGCCGCGCAGGACGAAGACGATGCTGCCCGCGAGGCGGCTTTTCGCATGGCGGCTGAGCCCTTCAAGAAAGTGACGGTTTTCGAGCTGCGGGGCGGCCTGGTGCAGGACGTCTTGCCGCCATCCATTCACCCAGGCACTCGTAAACCCTACACGTGGCGTACACCGCCGACTGCTGAGGGGCTGCCCGAGTTGCCGGCTGACCTGCTGGGCATCTGGCAGGGGTGGAACGAATTCAAACCGAAGGGGGAGGCTGTTTGCCCTTGGAAGCCGAAGGCGGCAGCACCTGCGGCTGCAGCTCGTCCCGTGGCCCGGCCATCACCAGCTGCTGCACGATCTGGTGACCGGCTCCCTGAAGTCATTCCCGAATTCAACCGGGTCCATGACATCGCCACGATGATCGAGGCGCATGGTTACAAGCGCATTGATGGGAAATGGTTGAGCCCGCACAGCAGCTCAGGGCTGCCAGGTGTGACGATCAAAGATCGCAAACTTTACTCGCATCACACTTCTGATCCCCTGGCCAACGGGCACAAGAACGACGCGTTCGACGTGTTCTGCATCCTGATGCACGATGGCGACCAGAAGGCTGCGACCAGAGCGGCGGCACAGATCCTCGGCATTGACGCGAAATCCCGTCCACCGGAACCGCCTCCATTGGGCGAACTTCCCCGTACCCCATCGGCAGCCGAGCCGGCCGAGCAGCAGCCCGTCGTCGACGCCGATATCGATCACCTTCCCCACGCCCCATCGGACGTCGAGGCGCCCAGCCCGGCCGGCTCCTCGGCCAACGGGGGGGCAGGGGGTACCACCCTGGACGTTGACGGTGCGATGCGCCGCTTTGCCCTGGTCGAATGCACCACCAACGTGTGGGACTTGGACAAGGGGCGTTCGATGAAGCGAACAGGCTTCGAGGCCCTGGTCGGCAAGCCGCTCGCAAAAGAGTGGATGGAGCGGACCGACAAGAAGCTTATCGCCTCCGAGCAGGTGGCAGAGCTCGAGCAGGCCCGAAAGATGTCCAGCAAGAAGGGCGGCACGCTGAAGCTGGAGCCGCTCGACCGCTACATCTACATAGACGGCACGAAAGAGGCCTGGGATCGTGAAAAGAAGCGCCGTCTGCCCGAGGGCAGCGTGAAGATGGCCTTGGGCGATGCCTATCAGCTCTGGCTGAACAGTCCGGATCGGCGTGTAGTGGACGTTGACCACATCGTGTTCGACCCGACGATGACCAAGGATCCGGCGATTTACATCAACACATTCGAGGGTTTGCCGCTTGAGCCGGCCCGCGACGACGCTGCGTGCGAGAACTTGCGCTGGCTGATCTCGTTCCTTTGCAACCATGACGCCGAGGCGTTGGACTGGCTGGTGAAGTGGCTGGCGTTCCCGCTGCAGCATATGGGCGCGAAGCTGGACACCGCGATCCTGTTCCACTCGACCATGGAAGGCTCGGGCAAACCACAAACACTGACAGCCCGCTATCGCGGGCTTTTTCGTATCTGGAGCATTGCCTTATGGCGACCAAGAAAACCGCTGCGGACGACGCGGCAACGGATGCGGCCGGCTCCGCGATGGGACCTGTCACGCCGGCCGACGTGACCTTCACCGACAGCGCCTATGCCTCGCGCTCCCTGTTTCTGCAGGCGGGGGGCGAGCTGCGCGAGTTCAAGGTGTTGGCCCACCGCGTGACCGTCCAGGGCGACGACGACGAAGCGCTGGCGTTCCTGGGTGGCCATGCCGACCTGCAGCGCCTGGACGGCTAACCATGATTGGCCTGGACCGGCAAACCGGCCAGCCACTGACGGGCCTCGACCACCTGCGACAGTCGATTGAGGACATTCTGACCACCCCCTTGGGCAGTCGGCGCATGCGGCCCGACTACGGCAGCAACCTACGGCGCTTTGTCGACCTGCCGGTTAACGAGGGCTGGAAAAGCGCCGTACAGGCGGAGGTGGCGCGTTCGATGGGCCGTTGGGAGCCGCGCTTGAAGCTTGAGCGGGTTCGGGTCACGGCAGTGGTCGGCGGCCAGATCACCCTGCAGCTGACGGGCGAGTACCTGGGCAACGCTGCCGTACTGGAGGTAAGCGCATGATCGATCTTTCTTTGCTGCCCCCGCCCGACGTGGTGGAAACCCTGGAGTTTGAGACGCTGTATCAGGATGTGCTGAGCATCTTCCGCGCCCATATGGGCGATCAGTGGACCGCGCTGCTGGAGTCCGATCCGGTGGTCAAGCTGATGGAGGTCATGGCCTACCGGGAGATGCTGATGCGCGCACGGGTCAACGCGGCCGCCAAGGCCAGCACGCTGGCCTACGCCAAGGGGGCTGACCTGGACAACCGGGCGGCTGACTATGGCGTCGAGCGGCTGACTATACGTGCCGCCGACCCCGATGCGGTGCCGCCTGTGGCTGCGGTGATGGAGGGTGACGAGGCGCTGCGCTACCGCACGCGGCTGTCACTGGAAGCGCTGTCGGTCGCCGGCAGCAGCGGGGCTTACGAATACCACGCGCTGAGTTCATCGGCCGACCTGGTGCATGTCTCGGTTGATTCCCCCCGGTTTTCCGGGGTGCCGGTCAGCGCCGAGGTCAAGGCGTTGCTGCCGGATGGCGCCATGGTGGTGGTCTGCAACTACGACGCCGGCTTGGCCAGTCCGCTGCCCGGTGACGTGTCACTGGCCATTCTGGCGGCAACAGCCAGCACCACGCCTGCGGAGCAACTGGTGGCCACGGTCCAGGCGGCGCTGTCTGCTGAGAGCGTGCGGCCGATTACAGACCGCCCGCGCGTGCAGAACGGTGCACCCAGTGACTTCAAGGTGCAGGCCGTCCTGCATGTGGAGGCAGGGCCGGACCCGGCAGTGGTCAAAGCTTCGGCCCGGCAAGGTCTGGATGTGGCGATTGCCGAGGCCAGGCGTCTGGAGGGGCAGCTGCCGCTTTCGGCCATCTACGCGGCGTTACACGTAACGGGCATCAGCAAGGTGGACCTGACCCACCCGGCTGACGGGGTGGTGTGCGATAAGCGGCATTACCCCAACTGCACGTCCATTGCGCTGACCACACAGGTGGCAATGTGAGCCTGTTGCCGCAGAACGCCACGTTGCTGGAGCGTTCGCTGGAGGCGGCCAGCGAGCAGGGCATTGACCCGGAAATCATCCGGGGGGTTGCCGACTCGGCGCGCTGCCCGCCCAACTTCCTTCCCTGGCTCGGTTGGGCCTGGAAGGTCGAGGGCTGGGAGGCAGCCAACGCCGACTCCCAGCGCCGTGAGCTGATCCGCGAGGCCATTCCGGTCCACAAGACCAAGGGCACCGTCGGCGCGATCCGGCGGGTGCTCAAGGCCGTGCGGGTCAACGCGGATTTCAAGGAGTGGCACCAGATCCCGAACGCAGCCCCGTACACGTTTCAGGTTACGGCCTGGGCGAACGAGAATCGCGAGGGGGAGGGCTCGATTATCTCGCCGCAGTTGGGGGAGCGCTTGCGTGCCCTGATCGACGCGGCGAAGAACGAGCGCAGCCACTACGACTTTCGCCTGGGGGCGCGCTTCGATGGCGGTTTGTTGCTGGCCAACGCCTCGCGGGGCCGAGCGCTGCAGCGGCGCCTGGTCGAGGCCCAGCCGGTACCCATGCCGCTCTGCCAGCAAAGCCTGTTGCTGGCCAATGCCGCCAATACGCGGTGCCTGTCTCGGCTCTATGCCGAGGCGCAGGGCATCCCCATCAATGCTGAATCGGGCCTGCAGGTCGCCTGTGCTACCCGTGCGCGGGCAGTGCTGCGGGTGCTGATGGAGGCTGTGCAATGAGTACACCGTTACAACCTGTGATCACCAAGGCGGGCCTTGCGGCCATCCTGCGCGCCGACAACACCGGTATCGCGGCGCAGATCACCCATATCGCCCTGGGCAGCACGGGATATACACCCGACGACGGGCAGAAAAGCCTGGTCAACCAGGTGGCCAAATACCCTATCAGCGGTGGCGAGCGCCTGAGCAGCACGCTGTTGCACCTGACCGCGCTGGCCGATGGCACGCGGGCATTCTGGGTGCGTGAGGTCGGCTTTCTGCTGAGCGACGGCACGTTGCTGGCGGTCTGGTCGCACCCCACCGAGGCGTTGACCTACAAGTCAGCCAATACCGACGTGCTGCTGGCCTACGACCTGTCGCTGGCTGCGCTGCCGGCCAATAGCGTGACCATCGTCAGCGGTGAGGCGGGCTTGAGCCTGAGCCTTGCCGAGCCGCTGGCCGCTGAGGCGGCGGCCTTGATCGCTGAGCAGTTGCGCGGCTTGAAACGCGGTGACGCGATTGAGCAGGCGGCGGAAAAGCTGCGCATTGCCGGCGAGCAGATCAACGACCTGGCGCCGCGCATGAAGGCCGCCGAACGGCGCCAGGATGCCGACCGCGAGATGTTCGCCGAGCTGAATGCCACCCAGGGCGCGACCTTGCTTGCGGAGCAGCTGCGCGCCCTGAAACAGCAGGATGCGGCCGACGCTGAGGCTGAGCTGCAGCGCATTGCTGGCGAACAGATCGCCCACCTGTTGCTGCGCATGAGGGCCGCCGAGCAGCGTCAAGACGCTGACCGCGAGGGCTTGCTGAGCGCAATCGTATCCAATGCTGCAGCCACTATTGCGCTGCAGACCCTAGTCGTTACACAAATCCACGGAGCTTAAAACCCCATGAGTCTCGAATCCGAAGTAGCCAACCTGACCACCGAAGCCCGCGCGCTGCTGAACTACTTCAACACCAAGAAGGCCGGCATTGAGTCGGCCGTAAACGCCGCTATCGCCGCCGTCCCTGAAACCACCCGCGACTGGTACGTTGACCCGGTGATCGGTCTGGACACCAACGCGGGCACCCTGGCCGCACCGTTCAAGACCATCGAGCGTGCCATTGCGGCGACCCCGTCGTCGGGGCTGTGCAACATGTACCTGCTCAAGGACTACGACCTGAATCGTCAGGTCAACTGCACCTGCGCGGTGGTGGTGGTTAGCGGCGCGACTGGCGTCGAGGTCCTGCGCGCCAAGTACTTCCAGCAGCTGTCCGACTCAGCCAACCCTCAAAGCCCACTGGAAACCCGCCTTGGAGGCTTCGCGCTGCAGCGGCAAGCCTCCAACATCGAGTTGCGCGGCCTGACTATTTCCCTGCCATCGCCGGCGGGTGTTACCCCGACCGTGGTGTCTAACCGCATGAACAGCTTCCTGCGTACCTACGGCAGTTTCTCGGTGCCGCCGCTGATGGGTATTCAGATGAACGCCGTAACCGTGCAGAAGGCCGCCGACTTCGTGGGCTACCTCGTCAGTGCGCCGTCGTCGTGCGTTGCCCTGGGCTGCGGCGCCGTGAGTTTCCCGAGCGACTTCGCTGGCCGCTATATCGACGGTATCGCCGCCGGCACTGACGTCAAGACGCTAACCCGTATTCTCACCAACCTGGCCACCCTGTAAGGACCCCTCATGAAAACCGCTGAAATCAACGTCATCTACAACGGCCAGCAGTATGTTGGCTTCGACTTCGCTGCCTTACCTCTCGGCGCCGCGCGGGTGGCCGCAAGCGAGCAGGTCGACCAGGCTGCGGATGCGGCGCGCCGTGTTCTTACCGGCGATACCCTGCGCGCCCTGGAGCACCAGACCGCCGCCACGGAGGCCGAGGCATTTGCCCAAGCCAACTACACTGGCGAGGCCCCGCCCAGTGTGCAGGCCTGGATGGATGCCGCCGACCTCGACGCCCAGGCCGCCACCGAGAGCATTCTGGCCAAGGCGCAGGCCTGGCAGTTGGCCCTGTACGCGATCCGTGCCGCACGCCTCAAGGGCAAGCAGGACCTGCTCAAGGCGCCTAGCCATGTCGCCATGGAAGCCATCGTCGACGAGGCCATTGCCACCATCCAAGCCAGCATTGACGGCGTCGACGGTCCCGTCTGACACCTCCTTAATCCACTGACCACCCAAGGCCGCCATGCGGCTTTTTTTGTGCCTGGAGGGCACGTATGAACCGAACCCACCTTGAGCATGTCCTTGCGGCGTTGCTGATCATGGCTGTCCTGTGGGGCGGCCTGGCCCTGCTGGGCGTACCGGCTGGCCACTGGGCCGGCGCCGCTGCCGGCATCTTCTTTTTCGCTGGCCGCGAGTACACCCAAGGCGAGCGCAACCTGGCGCACGCCGAGTCGGTGCACCTGGCCAATCTGCGCTGGTACGACGGCCTGCGTATCTGGCGATGGACGCCTGACGGGCGCCTCGACTTCCTCTATCCCCTGGTGGCCTGCCTGATCGTGGCGCTGCTGGTCCAGGTGCTGCAGATCCTGCAGCGCTGACGGTTTCATTTCTCCCATCCTCGGGCCGCGCATGACGCGGCCCTGTGCATTCTGGAGTTTCAAATGGCTGCAAACTTCTTTCACGGCGTTACCGTAACGAACATCGACGCCGGCGCGCGCAATCTCTCGCTGCCGTCGTCCTCGATCATTGGCTTGGTGGACACCTTTACCGAGGGCGCGAACGTGTCGGCCAAGGTCGGTGACGTGGTGTTGATCACCAGCGAGAACGAGGCGATTGCCGCCTTTGGCGCAACGGCTGCTATCACCAAGGCCTGCCAGGCTATCTATGCTCGCTCCAAGGCGGTCATTGTCGCCACCGGTGTGGCCAAGGGCGCCGACGCTGCAGCACAGACCTCGGCGATCATTGGTGGAGTGCAGGCCAATGGCAGGCGTACCGGGCTGCAGGCGCTGCTCGACGGCAAGAGCCGTTTCAACGCCCAGCCGCGCATCATCGTGGCGCCCAAGCACAGCGCGACCCAGGCGGTGGCCACTGCCATGGATTCGATTGCGGCCAAGCTGCGTGCTATCGCCATCATCGACGGGCCTGGTACCACCGACGAGGCGGCTACTACCTATGCCAAGCTGTTCGGCTCCAAGCGTCTGTACATGGTCGATCCGGGTGTGCAGCAGTGGGACAGCACGGCCAATGCGACTGTCGATGCACCGGCGTCGGCCTGGGCCGCTGGCGTGTTTGCCTACACCGACAGCGAATACGGTTTCTGGGCCTCGCCATCGAACAAGGAGTTCGTCGGCATCACCGGTACCGGCCGCGCCATCGAGTACCTGGACGGCGACGAGACCTGCCGGGCCAATCTGCTCAACAACGCCAATATCGCGACCATCATCCGCGACGACGGTTTCCGCCTGTGGGGCAACCGCACGCTGTCGAGCGATACCAAGTGGGCGTTTGTCACTCGCGTGCGGACCATGGACATGGTCATGGACGCGATTCTGTACGGCCACAAGTGGGCGGTTGACCGCGCGATCACCTCGACCTACGTCCGCGACGTAACCGAGGGCCTGCAGTCCTTCATGCGCGACCTGAAAGCCCAGGGCGCAATCATCAACTTTGAAGTCTACGCCGACCAGGCCCTCAACACAGTCAGCGCGCTGGAGCAGGGCAAGGTGTATTGGAACATCCGCTTTACCGACGTTCCGCCGGCTGAAAACCCCAATTTCCGCGTCGAAATCACCAACCAGTGGTTGACCGAAGTCCTCGACCAAGCCGCCTAAGGAGCGCATCACATGGCAATGATTCCCGAAACACTGGCCAACCTGAACCTGTTCGTGGATGGCATCAGCTTTAACGGCGACGTCCCCAACCTGACCCTGCCCAAGCTCACGCTCAAGACCGAGGAGCACCGTGCCGGCGGGATGGATATCCCCATCGAGCTGGACATGGGCATGGAGAAGATGGAAGCCAACTTCACCACCACCGGCCAGCGCAAGGAATCGCTGAAGTTTTTCGGCCTGGCCGACGGTAATGCTTTCAACGGTGTGTTCCGTGGCACCTACAAGATCCAGAAGGGTGAAACCAAGCCGGTCATCGTTACCTTGCGCGGCACGCTCAAAGAGATCGACATGGGTGACTGGAAGGCCGGCGACAAGGCCGAACTCAAGCACGCCATTGCCGTGACCTACTACAAGCTCGAAGTCGGCGGCGAGGTCATTTACGAGATCGACCCGGTTGGCATGACCCGTGTGATCAACGGCGTCGACCAGCTGGCTAGCCAGCGCCGCGACCTTGGCCTGTCTTGATTCCTAATCACTCCACTCAATCTTCCAAATCAAGGATACAAAACCATGAGCAAGCCGCTGCCGAAGTTCATTACCCTGACCGCTGAAAGCGTCACCATTGCCTTGTCCAAGCCGGTCGAGCTGAACGGCATCAAATGCGACAACATCACCCTGCGTGCTCCAACCGTGCGCGATATCCGCAACTCGACCCGGACTGCGGACGGCGACGACGAGCAGCGCGAGCTGAACCTGTTCGCCTCGCTGGCCGAGGTTGGCGTCAGGGACCTGGAAGGCCTGGCGTACAAGGATTACAACCGGGTAGCGACGGGTTACACCTTTCTGGTGCGAGACGACGAGTTTTGATCCTGCCGTGCAGAAGCAAGCCGCCAAACGGCTTGCTGCTGAACTGAATTTCTCGCCTGAGGAAATCATGACCATGTCCTATGCGGACATGGTCTGGTGGCTCACAGATTGAGCTCGCAATAGGAGGCACCGATGGCAAGCAGGCTAGCGCTATCGCTGGTGATCGGGGGCGCCGTCGCCTCATCGGTCGGCGCCGCATTCAAAACGGTCGAAAGCGGCATCGAGAAGCTGGAGGCCAAGGGCAACAAAGCCAAGGTGCTGAAAAGTACCATTGGCGAAACCATCAAGCTGCGCGAGGAATGGAAGCGCGCGCATGACAGTGGCACCGCCGGTGCTGACAAGCTGCTACGCAAGCTGGACAGTAATCTGGATGCCTTGCGCAAGCAGGGCGTCGAGGTCGGCCGCCTCAGTCGGGAGTATCAGCGTCTAGGCCGAGAGGCCAGGGCGGCTGACCTGCAGCTAAAGGGTCACCAGCAGTTGCAGGCAGGCAAGGAATCGCTCAAGTCGAACATCGGCAAGGCTGTAGTGGCTACCGGCGCCGCCGCTGTGCCGACGATGATCAGTGCGAACTATCAGGCGATCATTCGTGACATTGCGATCAAGGCCGATATCGTCAATAAGCCGCAGGAACAGCAGCTTAACCGGACGGTGATCGACACGTCCAAAGACACCGGCATGGCGCGCAATGACGTGGCCGACCTGGTCAACCAGCTGGTCGGTGCCGGCATGGAACTGGACAAGGCGCTGTCGTATGCGCCGGTGGCGGCCAAGTTCGCCATTGGCCAGGGTGCCTCGGGTGTCGATACGGCATCAATGATCCAGGCGCTGGAGCAAAACGCCAAGATCAGTGATCCGAAGGTCATGCAACAGGCACTGGAGGCGATTGCCTACCAAGGCCAGGCGGGCAGCTTCGAAGCCAGCGACATGGCCAAGTGGTTCCCGCAACTGCTGGCCGGCATGGAGAAAAACGGTATCACCGGCCTGGATGCGGTGACCTCGCTGGGCTCCATGCTGCAGGTCCAGATGAAGACCGCCGGTAGTTCGGACGAGGCGGCGAATAACTTCAAGAACTGGATGGAGAAGATCGGCGCTGGCGATATCAAAAAAGCCTACAGCGATGTAGGCATTGATTATCAGGCCTCGCTGAACACTGGTCTGCAGAAGGGCATGAACGTCATTGAGGCGTCCATGGCCTTGGCTATGAAATACGTCGAGGCGACCGACCCGGCGAAGGCCAAAAAGATCAAGGATGCCCAGGCTAAGATCGACAAGGAAGTCGACCCGGAGAAAGCCAAGGCAGCGCTGGAGGCCCTGGAGAAGACCCTGCGCACCGGCGATATCTTCGCTGACATGCAGGTCAAGGCGGCTCTCACTGCCTATGGGCAAAACCGGGGTTTGTACGAGGAGTTGAAAGCCGACTCCAAGAAGGCTTCGGGCATCCTCGACAAGAACCTGGCTGAGCGCCGCGAAACCTCAGCGCAGCAGTGGGCTGAGACGGTCCAGGCGGCTGACGACGCCATGCGCAGCATTGGCGATGCCATCCGCCCGGCCACCGACCTAGCCGCTAAGGGGCTGACGTCGGTTGCTCGTGGCATCACCTCATTGTCGGAAAGCTTCCCATCGCTTGTCCTCGGCGTTGGAGGCGTTACGGCAGCGGTCCTGGCGTTCATGACCGCATCTAGCGCGGTGAAAATCGGTCGAGGCGTGTTCAACATCGCACGCGGTCGAGGCCTGGAGGGGCTGGCCGGTCGAGTGGGGCGCAGCGATCGTGCGCCCATTGAGCTGCCCAAGACGGGCAGCAAGGTGGTCGACACCGGGCTTGGCCTGCTAGGCAAGGTGTTTTCTTCCCGTGCGAGTGAGCCGGCATCGGCCAATGACCCGGTAACGGGCGGCGGCGACACGCAGCGTGTATTTGTGGTTAACGCCGATGCCATCGGAGGGATCGGCAGTCGTGTTGCAAATAGTTCCCCGGCAGCGCCGCCTAGCGGAGGCAGTCGTAGAAGTCGCCGCCGGGAGCGTAGACGTGCGGCGAAACAGGGCACTACGGCCCGGCCCGTTGCGAAAGTCGAGGCGCCCCAGGCTGCTATGGTCAGGCCGCAACGTCTGCTCGCAGCTCCTTCGGCCCCGACCGTCGGGGATGAGCTCGGCAAAGTGGCGCGCTCGGTGCGAGGGATTACTCGACTCGCCAAGCGGCTCCCTGGTGGCAACGTTGTCGATGCCGGTGCGGCCGCGATCGATGTGGCAATCAATGCCAAATCTCAGGATGAGAAGGCTGAGGGGTACGGTGGCGCTGCAGGCAGTCTTGCAGGTACCTTAGCCGGTGCTGCGGCCGGCGCTGCTATTGGTTCCGTAGTGCCCGTCATCGGTACTGCTGTTGGGGGGGCTGTAGGGGCCGTATTAGGTGGCCTGGGTGGTCAATCGCTGGGCGGTTGGTTGGGCAAGCGTTGGTTCGGTGATGAGTCACCCGAAACCAAGGCCGAGTCGGAAAACCCAACGGCACCGAGAGAAGCGTTAAGCGCCACGCTGCAACCTGCGCAGGAGCGCGTGGAGGGCAAGGGTGAGCCATCGGTGCCGCTCCCGGTGGCGTCAGAACCGGCACAGCAGCCTCCAGTGCTTGTCGATCGTCGCGAGCCTGTCGTCAAGTCTGTTCCCGTATCGCCCGTGCCGGAATTGGGTGAGGCGGTACGTGATTTGGTCGAGACCACCAAGCCGGTGCCTTCACCGAAGGTGGACAAGCCGGTCGTGGCGCCTGCAGTCCAGGTGCCTAAGCCCGTCGTGGTTGATAATCGCGGGCCTGTTGCCAAGCCGGCTTTGGGTGAGGCGGTGCGTGACCTGGTCGAGGCCACCAAGCCGGTGCCTTCACCGAAAGTGGACAAGCCGGACGTGGCGCTTGCAGTCCAGATGCCTAAGCCCGTGGTGGTTGATAATCGCGGGCCTGTTGCCAAGCCTGTGCCGGCATCGCCGGCACCGGCTTTGGGTGAGGCAGTGCGTGACCTGGTCGAGGCCACCAAGCCGGTTCCTTCCCCGAAAGTGGAAAATCCGGACGTGGCGCCTGCAGTCCAGGTGCCTAAGCCCGTGGTGGTTGATAATCGCAGGCCTGTTGCCGAGCCTGTGCCTGTATCGCCGGCGCCGGTTTTGGGTGAGGCAGTGCGTGACCTGGTCGAGGCCACCAAGCCGGTACCTTCCCCGAAAGTGGAAAAGCCGGTCATGGTGCCTGCAGTCCAGGTGCCTAAGCCCGTGGTGGTTGATAACCGCGAGCCTGTTACCAAGCCTGTGCCGGCATCACCGGCGCCGGCTCTAGGTGCGCTGATGCGTGGCCTGGTCGATGCCACCAAGCCGGTACCTGCCCCCGCAGTCCAGGTGCCTTTGCCCTTAGTGGATGTTAGCCGCGAGCCTGTGCCGGCATTGCCCGCGCCGGCCTTAGGCGATGCGATGCGTGACCTGGTCAAGGCCACCAAGTTGGTGCCGGTGGCGACGCCTGCAGTCCAAATGTCTGAGCCTGCGGTGGTCGACAATCGCGAGCCAGTCGTCAAGCCGCTACCGACATCGCCGGCAAAACTGGGCGACACGGGGCGCACAGTGGCCACGCCGGCGCCGGTGCCCTATGACCCGCTCGTCCCAGAGTCCAAGGACCCGTATCTGCTGCCGGCGCTGACGGCCAATAAGGTGCGTTTCCCAGGTGCACCGCTGGTGCGTCCGCCGGCTCAACCTGAGCCTGTGCTCGAGCCAGATCCGTTACCCGAGCCTGAGCCAGTACCGCTCCCAGCGCCGGCACCTGCGAGGTTGGGCGACACGGTGCGTGCGGTGGCCACGCCAGCGCCGTTAGAGCCGTCGGTGTCCAATGACCCGCTTGATGCTGACTCCAATGACCCGTACCTGCTGCCGGCGCTGACGGCCAACAAGGTACGTTTCCCGCGTGCGCCTCTGGTGCGGCCGTCGATTCAATCTGAACCGGTGCCCGAACCTGAGCCTGAGCCTGAGCCAGTGCCGCCCCTGCCGGCGACACCGGCGAAGCTTGGCGACACGGTGCGCGCGGTTGCCACGGCGGTGCCAGTAGAACCGCCGGTGTCCTATGACCCGCTCGATCCTGAGTCCAAGGACCCGTACCTGCTGCCGGCGCTGTCCGCCAACAAGGTGCGTTTCCCAGGTGCGCCCCTGGTGCGGCCGCCGATTCAACCAGAACCGGTGCCCGAGCCAGAGTCAGAACCCGAGCCTGAGCCAGCGCGGCCTCTACCGGCCGCACCGGCGAAGCTTGGCGACACGGTGCGCACGGTGGCCACGCCGGCGCCGGTAGAACCGCCGGTGTCCTATGACCCGCTCGATCCTGAGTCCAGGGACCCATACCTGCTGCCGGCGCTGACGGCCAGCAAGGTGCGTTTCCCTGGCGCAGGCTTGGTGCCGCCGCAAGCTCATCCGCAACCGGCGCCGGAAACGCCGCCGATCAAGCTGGGTGAGACGCTGCGCGAGGTTCCGGCAAAGTCGGCACCGGCGCCAGTAGTTGTCGATCGTAGCGAGCCCAAGCCAGCTGGCGAGGCAGTGCCACTCCAAACAGCCCCCCAGTTGGCGACCCTGCCTGCCGGGTTTGGCGATGTAGTGCGCGACATGATGGCCAAGGCAACGCCGCCGGCGCCGCGAATGCCGGAACTGGTACAGCCAGCCAAGGCAGCCGCGCCTGCGCCTGCAGCGGCGCCGCAGGTGGACCAGGCGTTCTCCTTTTCGCCAAATATCAAGATCGATGTGCAGGGTGATGTGAAGGACCCGGCGCAGGTCGTTCGTGAAATCGAATCGCCCCTGCGGCAGCTGTTTGAGGCTTGGCAGCGTGAAGTATCGGCGCGGATGTCCTCGACTCAGCTATTCGATCAACCACACGTCTAAGGAGGGCCTTATGGCCTACATGCAGCTGCTGGAATCATCTCTGACGGGACTGGTTGCGGCAGGGGAGGCTGGACGCAAGAGTATGGATGGCATGCTGTCACCCCTTAATGGCGCTATCGGCAGCATCACGGGCGCTGCGGCGGAACTGGACAGTATTCCGTTCGTGCCGCCCGAGGTCGGCGCCAAGCTCGGCCGGATCGTGCGCAGTATCAACGTGGCGCAGTCCCGTGTGGGGCAGGTGGCCGCGACCTATAGCCGTGTCGTTAACGGGGCCACCCAGGTGCAGGAGCGACTAGGCACGTTCAAGCGGATGGCGGACAAGGTCTCGGCCGAGGCCGGCCGGGTGGCGGGTTTGGTCAGCCCTTCGCTGTCCAACATCGTGCCCACCGGCGGTCTGCTGGGCACGACAACGCCGCAACCTGAGGCCGTCGCGCCGTTCCCGCATCTGCTGATTATCCAGCCGCATGACCCCAAGAAGCAGCCGTATTACTTCAACCTCGATACGGCTGCGTTTGACGAACTGCGCCGGCAGGCGTCGTTTCGCTGGGCTGGTCAGGAACGCCTTCGCCGCACTGTGGCGCAGCAGGCTGTGGGTTTGGGTGAGGAAAAGATCACGCTCAAGGGCGCGATTTTCCCCCATCACAAGGGCGGCCTGCAGCAGCTGAACGTGCTGCGCACCATTGGCCGTAACCTGCAGCCGCTGAACCTGGTCACGGGCTACGGCGAGGTGCTGGGCAATTGGTGCCTGGTCAGTATTGAAGAGCAACAAAGCCACCTGCTGTCAGGCGGCATCCCCCGTAAACAGGGTTTTAACCTGGAGTTTGTGAGTTATGGCAACGACATGCAGAACGTCTGACGGCGACCTGCTCGACGTGATCTGTCAGCACCACTACGGGCACCTCAACGGCACCGTCGAGGCGGTGCTGGAAGCCAACCCGGATCTGGCCAGGCAAGCGCAGCCTTATCGTGCCGGCTTGCTGATCCTGTTGCCCGATCTATCGGCACCGGCGGTCGAGTTGCTGCAACTGTTCGACTGACCCCGCGTACCTGTAACGAAGCCCCGTCCCGTGCGGGGCTTTCTGTTTCTGGAGTAAGCATGAAACCAACCTATCGAATCATCGCGGACCGCAAGGACATCACCGCGCTGATCAATGACCGCTTGATGCTGCTGAGGATCTCGGACAAGCCCGGCATGGCGTCGGATGAGTTTGAGCTGCGAATTGACGACCGCGATCAGGTCGTCGCACTACCGGCGCGAGGAGGCGTGGTCGAGGTCCTACTGGGCTATGAGGGCCAACCTCTCAAGCGGATGGGGGCCTACACCGTCGACGAGGTGCAGCTGTCCGGCCCACCGGACGAGTTGACCATTCGCGGTAAGGCCAGCGATATGCGTGGCAGTGGAAAGACCATTCGAAGCGGCAGCTGGGAGGGCGTGCCGCTTTCGCAGATTGTCACCGAAATTGCCAAGCGCAACGGCTGGGAACCGGTGTGCCCAGTCACGACGAAGGTCGAGCGCATCGACCAGCGCAACGAGTCGGATTTCAACTTTGTCACGCGCCTGGCGCGTCAGTACGACAGCACGGCCAAGGTGGCTGAAGGCAAGCTGCTGGTCATGCCTAGGCAGGGCGGCAAAAGTACGTCGGGCAAGTCGCTGCAGGTCGTGAAGATCAACAAGACGGAAGTCTTCCGCTACCAGTTCCGACTGGGCGATCGCAGTACGCAAAAGGCGGTTAAGACCCAGCACCAGGACCCGAAAACCGGAGCCTTGAAGGTCGTCCAGCTGGACAACGACGAATCGCCGGATGGCCTGCCGTCGGTTCATACCGACCGCCATATCTACCCCAACGAAACCGCCGCCAAGCAGGCCGCCAAGGCGCGGCTGGCCGCGTTTAACCGCAGCACCGCCAGCGTGCGCCTGGAAATGGCAGGTCGACACGACCTGTTCGCTGAATGTTCGATCAATGCGCTGGACTTCAAGGTCGGGCTCGATGGCGAGTACCTGGTGGACAGCGTCGAGCAGGTGTTTACCCAGAACGGTTGGACAACAACTGTGGAATGCAACGGCGGCAAGAAGGGCAAGGCCAAAGCCTCGGGCAAGAAAAAGAAAGACGAAAAGCCGCTCAAGGTTGAGCAGCTCTAACCCTCATGGCCGTATATGGCCAACCCTGGAGAAATCAATGGCTATCTCAGTTCAACAGTTGCAGCAGATCCTCCCCAACGCCGGCCGCAAAGCCGGCGTTTTTGTTCCTGGACTCAATGCGACGATGGGTAAGTACTCGATCATTACGCCTCGGCGCATTGCCGCATTCCTTGCGCAAGTCGGCCATGAGTCTGGCCAGCTGCTTTACGTGCGCGAACTCGGTAACGATGCCTACCTGGCCAAGTACGACACTGGGCGCCTGGCGCAGCGCCTCGGCAATACCCCGGAGGCTGACGGTGATGGCCAGCGGTACCGTGGCCGTGGGCTCATCCAGATTACCGGCCGCGACAACTACGAAGCCTGCAGCGAAGCGCTGTTCGGTGACAGCAGCTTGCTCAATACCCCTGATCTGCTCGAACAGCCCGTGTACGCCTCGCTGTCGGCCGGCTGGTTCTGGCAGCGTGCGGGGCTTAATACCCTGGCTGACAAGGTGTTGCAGGCCGATGACGCGGTTTTCGAGTCGATCACGCGCCGCATCAATGGTGGCCTGAATGGGTTGAAAGATCGCCAGGCGCTCTACACGCGTGCACTTGAGGTGTTGCAGTGATGTCGCTGAATTGGCGCATCGCACTTCTGGCCGTGGCGGTCGGGCTCTATGCCGGCGGCCGAAGCGCCTGGGTGTGGCAGGCTAGTGAGTACGGAAAGCAGTTGGCTGAGCAGGCTGCCGGCTATGTCCAGCAGTTGGCGGACAGGGATCGGACTCGTGGTCGTGAGCGTGAGGCGGCAGCGGCTGCTGCCCTGGAGCAGTTGGCAGAGCAGAAAGCTCGGCGAAAAGACCTGGAGGATCGCCTTCAGGAGCAGGGCAAAACACATTGGAAGGAGATGAACGATGCACAACAGATTCAAGCTCGCCTGCGTGACAGGCTGGCTACTGCTGACTTGCGGTTGTCAGTCCTTGTCGACGCTGGAGCCTTTGCCGCCCCGGGTTGTGACGGTGGGGTGCGAGAAGCCGCCGGCACCGGAGGCATGGTTCATGGACCCATTCGTGGCCAACTTGACCCAGCGCATGCTCAGCGAATTATCGGTATCACCGACGGCGGTGATCGAGGACTGATCGCACTGAGGGCCTGCCAGGCCTACGTCCGAGAAGTCACCAAATGAAAAGAGGCGAGCCGGGCGGATGCGCCAACATCCAGTCCGGCCTGCCGAATCCGCAGCCCTTTCCTGCAAGTCCAGCCTTTGTGCATAAAACGCGGTGAGACTATTGCCTGCTTATTTATACAGTAAAGGCTTGATGCTTATAGTCCGTCCTATCAGCGTAGGCTATTTTTGAAAAAAATATTATTCATTTGTAGGTGTTTCAAGATCAGGGTGAATGAACAGCGGCTGGCAGATCACATGTGAGATTTTATTCACGATCTCGCTGCCGAACTCCTCTTTCAGCATTATCCGGGTTAGGCCTGTATGAGTATAGTAAGCACCTCGCTCATATCGGTTGCACCATTCTGTGTTTGGCGCTGCTGCCAGTTTTATAATGGGTGTTATAGCTTTCCCTCTCTCCTCTTCCAGTGCCTTGCCTAGATGGCTTTTTATAATTTCTTTTAATCTATTTGTGTGTGTTACGCCTAGTTTGGTTAGGTCGTCTAGAAGTGCGGCATAGGGTTCATTGTCGGCTATGTTGTTTGCTGGCAACATATCTGCCAATACTTTCGCGAGATTGTCAACGTTTATAAGTTCGTCTTTGGTAATTGAGCTTTTTACGTGGGTGACATAATCATCGCGATCTTTGAGTACTCGCTCAAACTCTAGGTCTACAGTTTCTAATAGTGCAGAAACTCTGTTTATTGATCTTCGGACTGGGAGTGGTACGCCTGATTCATTTTTATATTGTAATTTGTGAGATGCTGCTGCCCATATGTGTTGTGCAAGAGTTCTAATTTGGAGTTCGATAAAGAACTCATTTAGTCCTGATAGGCTTGGGAGCGAAAGCCAGGCTGTAGGGATTCTGACTATGTAGTGCTGAGACTGATATCCGAATTCCGAATCGCTAAGTCGATCCCCTGTGTCCTCGGATGAAATTATTTCAAATGTATTGGTTATCAATTTTTTAATTTCTACCAGGTCTCTTTTGAATAGTAAGATGCAACGTATTCCAATGAGGTCTTGTAGCTCTAGTATATTTTCGAGCTTGATGCTTTTTCTTTCGATTTTTTCAAAAATTGAGGTGAGGTCTTTAATGCGGCTTTCAATGGGGACGCCAAGGGTTATGTTTGCGGGGGCGAATAGCTCTAGCAGTTGCACGATGACCGCATCGCGTAGGCGTTCAGCTCGACCTATGTTGTCTTGGTATGCAATGCGCAATTTTTCACTGTCCATGCTTTATGGTCTCCTTGGGGTAAACTATAAGAGTTTATATTGCTCTAGTATTGTGGGATAACTCTAAAGCTCGAAATATACTAGGTGCCCAATGGCTGCGCCAGTCGTGAGCACTTTTTCTAGCTCCCCCTAGGCTATCGCCTACACGACATGCCCACTGCGCCATATCGGCGCTCCACTGGCCGAGCAGGCGAATGTCAAGACCTACGCCCGAGCGCGACGATCCACTCATATCTACCTGTTTTACGGGCGCTATCTGGAAACCATCGTTTCGAACTACGACAATGAGGCAAAGACACTTCACTTGGTGTGAATGGCTCTTTATCTGTAACGGGTTCAGCCCAAGTATGATCACTTCTCAGCGAAAAATTGGCGCTTTCGCTCAATCTGCTTGGTGAAATCAGCTTTACGCGTTGCTGGCTAGCTCGGCCAATCGCTGCTTGGCGACGTTGTCGACCATTACTTCTGCGTCCTAGATGTTGGGCCATCCGAAGAAATGCACAATGTCCAGTCCGAGACAGCCGCCCCGAGCGGCGGCCTACGCGATCAGGCAATTCACGGGGCTGTTATCTGCCTGGAACGATGCTAGTGCCAAGTGTAGGCGGCTTGCTCCAAGTATGTGGTGGCGCCTTTGTTGCATGTGTTACAAGTATTTCGCGGGCTTTTTATCTTTCCAGTAGGAAAGCCTGTTCCTTCGCCTCAGGCTGGGGGGGGAATGATACCTCCGAAAGCTTAGATAGGATTGGGATCAAAGATCTGTTCTGGAATATCGTTTTGTCTTTGTTCCAGTGGACGCTGATTATGTTGTTGACTTCATCTATTTTTTGAACTGTGGATTTGCCTGGGCCCGTATATATGAATAGCCAATCCCCGGCGTTGACGATTCCGTTGCCGAACCAAAACATGTGGTCTTGAATTGGAGTAGCAGTACCATCCATGTTTTGATGGCCGATCAGTACGCAGTAGTTGGCGAGGTCGCACTGTTCCGTAACCATGATGGCAATGAGTTCTTTGTTAGGGGTGCCAGCGTCCTGGACACCCCATAGATTTAGAGGTCTCATCTCTTATTACCTATGTGAGTGATGCCTATGGGGAGGAGGAGAATGATTCCACCTAATAAGCCTACAGCATATGACAACTGCATATTGCTTTTGTACATGTCTAGCGCAATACCGAGCAGTGCAGTTCCAATGATTCCCGTCCACTGATTGATGCGCGAGGTTTTATTGGCTGAATCTAGTTGCTCGATTAGCTTTGTCTCATTGATTCGAGAGTTGGTTAGCTGTGTTGTAAGCTCAAGTGTTTGAGCGTCTTTAGTATTTAATTTGCTTTTTACAGACTCTAAGTCATTCGTAAGGTGGTGAACTATCCCGGCGAGGAATGCGGCGTTGGTATCGCCTCCTAAGCTTCTCGGATGATTTTCAGCAAGGCCTTTGACGGTTTTTAGCAGTACCCCCTCAAGCGGAGCATCAGCGCGAAAGCCAGGCTCGTTAGCTGAGCCTTTCAGTTGCATGCCATTAGCACCAGTGTTTGCGGGCGTTGGTAATCCTTCGCTCATTTCTATTTGTCCATGCTTTTAGACATGAACAACTATAGCTGCAGGCGATGTCATTTTGCTATCCGCATGATGTGCGAGTTGAGCCGGCTAGGGGAGCTCCGGGCATAGCTTGGCTCAGCGGTGGCTATCTCAGCTTCTAAGCTTGACCGCGCCGATAGACGTCATGCTAGCGTGAAAGGAAACAAGCTCGTTTATAATCGTTGGGGCAGTCACAATGCATCGGCTGGCTCATTCCCCATGGTCCGGATGTGGGGCAAAATTGGGGCAAACCATACGCCATTCCATGCCAATCTACGCCCATGCATATGCTAATGCCAGAATGAGAGATGGCGCTCAAGCCTCGATAAATAGGGGCTTATGCGCCTGTTCCGGTTGGTACTACAGCACAATCGGGGTGTGTGCGGAGAGATCTGACATTCAGGGCCTTACAGCGGGTGATCTGGTTGGCGATGGTAAAACCGGCAATGGTACAGGCTTTTTCATCCAGATGCAGGCGGCCGCAGTGGGGCATGTGCGCGCAGTTCGGCGGGCCATCATGGAGCTTCGTCCTTGACTGCACTAGAATGCGCGGCCTTTTTGAATGCCCCTAGCCGTGACGTAGTGATGAACCTGTCCAGCCGTATCCCTTATGTAAAGCAGCAACTGATCTACCTCCTGTACGGTGATCGGCGGATTTACCAGCTGGAAGCCAAGCTCAGCATCCTCACCGCCCTGGCGCGCTGCAAGCCGGCGGAGCTGCCGGTGATTCGTGTGTTGACCGACCAGCCGCAGGCATTCGCCGGTTGGCCGGTAGAGGTGATCGCGCTGGATGACGCGACCCTGCAGGCCTGGACCGGGGAGGGCGGCTACACCCATCGGCGCAAGGCCTGCGCCATTGCGCAAGCTGGGCAGTGGGCGGACAAGACAGTGTTCATCGACACCGACACGGTGTTCCTGCAGTCACCGCTGAAGCTGTTTGGCCAGGTGGATGCCGGGCAGTACCTAGTGGACGAGGTCGAGATGCGCTGGGCCGAGGCGTCGCACCGTGAGGACTACCTCGGCTTCAGCGCAGGGCTTGCGCGTGCGGGCGCTGTGCCGAGCGACGACCTGCGGCTGTGCAACAGCGGTGTCCTGGGCTTCACCCGTGAGAATGCCGGCATTGCCGAACGGGCCATCCAGCGCATCGATGCATGGACGCCTTACGCCCGTGAGTTGCACACCATCGAGCAGATCGCCTTTTCGTTCGAGTTGCAGGGCGTGCAGATCAACCAGGCGCGTGGCGTGATCAGCCACTACTTTGCGATGAAGCAGTACATCCACGCCATTCTGGAGATTTTCTTCGCCCGCCACGGCGAGCGCTTTACGCCGAAGATGCCTGGCCTGGCCTTGAAGGTGCCTGCGCATCGCCCGGTGCCATCCTGGCTCAACCGCCTTTCGGTCAAGTGGAGCCTTACGCGCGTGCCCCCAGAGCTGCGGGGTGTCGGCCGCAAGCTTTTATATGGCAGTGTCATCGGCCGCGACGATTACCAGCGCGCCTGCAAGGTGGTCTGGTGGCGTTCGGCGATTGAGGACATGCGCCATTTGCGTGGCCTGGACTGGACCCAGGGCTGGCCAGCCGGCCTACCGCGTCTTGGGCGGCGCGACGAGCGTGCGTTCAGCGCCATTGCCCGCGATAGCCTGAAGGTTTCCTGAAGCCGCGCCGCGCATGGGGTGGTAGGGTAGTGCGCAGTCTTCAAGGAGCCTGACATGGACCCGATCACCGCACTTTCCGCCCGCCTGGGCGAGCACCTGCGCCGCTTCAATGCCCAGGTGACCACCGCCGAATCCTGCACGGGCGGTGGCATCGCCGAGGCCATTACCCGCATCCCCGGCAGTTCGGCCTGGTTCGAGGCCGGGTACGTGACCTACTCCAATGCCCAGAAGACCCGCCAGCTGGGGGTGCCCGCGGCACTGTTCGGCCAGGTGGGGGCGGTCAGCCAGGAGGTGGTCGAAGCCATGGCCCGCGGGGCGCAGGCGGCCAGCGGCGCGCGCTTTGCGGTGGCGGTGAGCGGTGTGGCCGGGCCGGACGGTGGCTCGCCGGCAAAACCGGTGGGTACCGTGTGGCTGGCCTGGGCCGATGGCAGCCGTGTCTTCAGCGAGCGCCGCCAGTTCGACGGCGACCGTGATGCGGTGCGCCGACAAACGGTGATCGCCGCGTTAGACGGCTTGTTACAGCTTGGTGCCGAGTAAATCGACGACAGGGGTTTGCGCGCGCGCTTCGCTGTGGAATAATACTGGCTACTTATACAGGTATTCCGGCCATCAGGGCCAAGTCGAACACGTGAGGGTTTCAATGGACGACAACAAGAAACGCGCCTTGGCTGCGGCCCTGGGTCAGATCGAACGCCAATTCGGCAAAGGCGCAGTCATGCGCATGGGCGACCACGAGCGCACCGGCATCCCGGCTATCTCCACCGGTTCCCTGGGCCTGGACATCGCCCTCGGCATTGGCGGCCTGCCAAAAGGCCGTATCGTCGAAATCTACGGCCCGGAGTCCTCGGGTAAAACCACGCTGACCCTGTCGGTCATCGCCGAAGCCCAGAAGAACGGCGCCACCTGCGCCTTCGTCGACGCCGAGCACGCCCTTGACCCGGAATACGCCGGCAAGTTGGGCGTCAATGTCGACGACCTGCTGGTGTCGCAGCCAGACACCGGTGAGCAGGCGCTGGAAATCACCGACATGCTGGTGCGCTCCAACGCGGTCGACGTGATCATCGTCGACTCCGTGGCAGCCCTGGTGCCCAAGGCCGAGATCGAAGGCGAGATGGGTGACATGCACGTAGGCCTGCAGGCTCGTCTGATGTCCCAAGCGCTGCGCAAGATCACCGGTAACATCAAGAACGCCAACTGCCTGGTCATCTTCATCAACCAGATCCGTATGAAGATCGGCGTGATGTTCGGCAGCCCGGAAACCACCACCGGCGGTAACGCCCTGAAGTTCTACGCCTCTGTGCGCCTGGACATCCGCCGTACCGGCGCGGTCAAGGAAGGCGACGAAGTGGTCGGCAGCGAAACCCGCGTCAAGATCGTCAAGAACAAGGTCTCGCCGCCGTTCCGTCAGGCCGAGTTCCAGATCCTCTACGGCAAGGGTATCTACCGCAACGGCGAAATCATCGACCTGGGTGTTTCTCAGGGTCTGGTGGAGAAGTCCGGTGCCTGGTACGCCTACCAGGGCAACAAGATCGGCCAAGGCAAAGCCAACGCCGCCAAGTACCTGGCTGAGAACCCGGCCATTGGTGCCGAGATCGAGAAGCAGATCCGCGAGAAGCTGCTCAAAGCCGGTGCTGCCGCCGAAGCGGGCAAGGCTGCCGCTGCCGAAGCCAGTGCTGACGACGTGGCTGATGCCGACGCCGGTTATTGATCACTGTTGTAGATAGCGACTATGTCCGCCGTACTCGACACCCCCGTCGCCATTCGG